TAAAATGACACAATATGAAGCAATAGGACTCTGTGAGGGTTTTATCGAATGCGATGACGAAAATAGAATAATTGAAGCTTGGCAATATCTAATCGATACTGGCTTAGCTTGGTCTCTTCAAGGAAGCTTTGGCAGATTTGCAAGAGAATTAATTGATCAAGGAATTTGTTCTGAAACCAATTAATCCACGAAACACGGTCCACGATAAACGGTCCGTGTCTAGGCTCACGAGTTGAAAGAGCCTACTGACGAGCAACTCAAAACGGTGTGAGGACACCACCCTTAGAAAGAAAACGGTTTGATCTTTGGATCGCAGTATCCTTTTTGATACTGAGTCAAACAATGTCTTTCAGTGTCCGACGTTTAACAAAGGAGAGCAAAATGACTAACAATATATTACAAGTACAAAATAAAGTCGTTTACGGAAAAGACCTCGTTTATCCTGTCTGTGACAAAGCAAAAAAGTTCGCTGATCTGTTATCTGTAAAAACATTTAATGATCATCACATTTGTAAAATCTTAGACTTAGGATTTAAATTTGAGTTAGTGATCGACTCAAAATTTCAAAGAGTATTAAATAGGGGGTAACAATGGCAGATCATATAACCAATCTAACCGACATTTATAATCGTTGGTTAGACCAAGACGAAAATAAAAACGTTGATAAGGGTTCAGCAGATGATGTTTTATTATTTGATGAGTCCTTGACGACAGACCAAAAAAACTTTTTAGAGCGTTTTTGTGATTTGTGGGAAACTGCACAAGATCACGAATACGAATTAAAACTTAACAGAGCATATAAAGAAGAAAGGAGGTTCTAATGGAAATTAGAATTATCGACAAAAAGCAAAAGTTGTTACCTAATAAATTAGGTACACATTCTGGAAGCGTGACTAATTGGTCGCGTTCTCGCTCATGGTTTAAGTATGACGCTTTAACCATAGGCAACGGAGCAACGATTTACAGTTGGTCCGATCGACATGGTGGGACTTTGGTCGACATCATCAAAAGGAATGGCAAACAGTTCATTGTTGTTCAAGAAGACCACGCTGAGCGCACGGACGATAACGGAATGTCCGAAAGCCAGACTTATAAATTCTCAGCTAATCCAGAGGGCACAAAACATTATGCTCAAGTATTGGATATTGAGACTGAGGACGGACAGAGAGGTTTTATTTTAGAGCCTCGCTATCTCAACCCTCACACTAACCGTTTTAGTAAAGACGGTCGTCGTATTACTCTGGGTCATCGATCCAAGTTTCACGATTATTCATTTTAATATACATTTTCTAAGACTCCGATTTGGGGTCTTGGACAATGTATAAACTAAGCACGATTGAGATTGAATTTGATCCCTCAATCAATAGACGTGTCTATGGTCCCTTTCGTTGTAGTCGATTTTTTGAGAGTTTTTTACGACTTTAAATAAAAACAAAATTCTCACTTTTTCTGGTTGAAAAAAAAATAAAACTAACAATAAAGAGTATAAGAGATTAAAAAAAAACTTGAATTTTTTTACGATGTCTCGATATAGTAAATAAGAAATATAGAAGGACCTGAAACCAAACAAATTGCAATTTGTTTGGAGGCACTCTGACTGAATAACGATTTTAAAACAGAGTCGTAAGGTATAGGGCTCAAGAAGTATGGCCAAATGGCTGAGGTCTTGAGAAGAAAGTGCGAGTAAGGAGAGATAAACTATCTGTTCCGTCCGAAAGTTGTGGGTAACAGTTCAAATCCCACGAGTACCCTCAGGTCCTTCTACGTTTCAAACAAAGGAGGCTATAATGCTAATTATAGTTCTAGACCCATGGTAGCCCTTAGGGGCTACTTTTCATTAAAATAAAAGGAGAGCAAATGACTAAACAAGACATACATGAACTCGTATGGAATTATCTTTTTGATAAGGCATACGATGAAGACAAGCTATTTGAAGAGATTGAGTATCTTCTCAAATCTTTTGATCAATGGTGTGGTTATACTTCTCAAGAAATTTGGGAATATTGGAATGATAATAAAAAAAGATATGAATTCGGAGACGAGTTTATTCCTTTTTTGATCAATCACATTACGCTTGATAATAGAACTTATGATGTTGACGGTATTAAAATTACACCGACACTCAAAAAACAATTATTTGTTTTTAAAAATAAACTAGAAGAAAAGGAGAGCAAATGACTAAAGAAAAACAAGACCTACTTGTTAAACGCAATTCAGTCGACTCAAAAAGATTTCACCCTTACTGTGCTAGGGCTGAAACTTTTGCTTTATTAACAAGAAAACTAACCTTAAATGAAGATGAATTAAATTGGATTGGACTTTTAGGTTATAATATTATAATAATAGATAAGGAGGCAAAATGACATCAGGCGTACAAGAAAAAAGAAGAATGATTGTCGGTCGTAATCTTAAATACAAGACCAACGATCCACGAGTCACGCTCCAAAGAATACGAGAGCAACAAGGATATTTACTTTTAGATTTCACTCATACAAAGTATTTGGGTAAAGAAACGCTAAGAGTGAAGATAGACGGAATGGATAGACGTTTTTATGAACGATATCTATCAGAAAGAAAACTAAATCAGAAAGGAGAATAAATGACGTGGACCATACATCAAGGCTATTTGGGAGACCCTAAAGGTCTTCCCATAGCTGACACATTAATCTTTGTAAAGCACAAAGAAAGAAGTTACGAGGCAATCGCTTTATATAGTGGAGAACATCGTAACGTTTATAAGAAAGATAAGGATAAGCTTTTCGATTATTTATCGAGTCCAAAATCTTGGAGTAAAAAACAAGTTGAAAATTTTCTAAGTCCTGACGATAATTTTATGGACAGAATTTTCAATAAAAGCACAAGAACTTTAGAGATTAAAAAGTTTCTAGAGTCACAATTAGAAAAGGAGAAAGAATGAACGATCAATTAAAAACAGTGGGCATGGTATCAGCTATGTTTGGTATTATGTCTGGAAACGACAAAGAAACTAAAGTTAAACATCAAAAAAGATTTTTTGAAACAGTCAATGGAATAAGTTTTCCTGACGATTGGGATAGTTTACCTTTAGAAGAAAAAGAACGTAGGTTAGACGAGGTGCAAAAGTTAGCGCTAGAAAAGGAGAAAGAATGAAATATAAGTTTGATCATATAATCGATATACTTCTTCATAGAGACGGTTGGTTAAGAGTGCCATGGTGGATACCACAAGACCAAGAAAGAGAACAAGAAAGGAGCAATAACTATGAAACACGAACACGCGTTCAACAATACAATCAATCACGGTCATATCGAAGGACCGTTTGATTTTCATCTAGTACAAGTAAACAAACAAGAGGTTTACGTTTACGATCACGGAAATTATTTGTTTAAAACAAAAATTCCTCGTGTTGATCCTAAATACGTCAATGATGTGAAAGAACTCAAAAACGCAAGAATAAAAGAGATCGTTCGCATAGCAAAAAACAAAGTTAGCGATGTCTATTTATATTAGAGGCTTTGTTGATTATCCGTTGAGCCAATACTCTAATGAAGAGCTATTGGCTCGACTCAATAAAATAAAGAACATTATTAAAAATTCAGCACATTGTGATTTAGATGTAAAATTAAAATTAATAATGGAACAAGAAATAAAAGAAAGGAAAGCATATGACTGTAAGAATAATAAGTTGGACTGAAGCTAAAAAACAAAAGCTTACAAGATATTACAATGGATCACCTTGTAAGTGGGGACATATTGCTCAACGAGCCACGAGCAACCGTCAATGCACTCGGTGTAGACAAGACGCAGATAGTATTAGAAGAAAATCAAAAGAATGGAAAGAAAATATTTGGAATTTATTGGGAGTTAGATTAAGGAGCATGAGAAGGCAAGATAGAAAAAAATTTAACTTTAAAATACAAATAACAAGAGAGGATTTATTAGAAATTTATAATCGAACATACGACAAGAAAAAAGATCAACACATTTGTGAGGTTATTGGAACTGTTTTAACAACAGTTTCTGGACCTACTGTTATTTCTTTTGATCGTATTGATAGTACAAAACCACATACAAAAGAAAATTTGATCTGTGTAAGTTGGGAAGCAAACTCAATTAAAATGGATCACGGATCAGATAAACTTTTTAAGGTGGCAGAATGGGTTAAAAAACAGGAGAAAAAATATGGCTTGCAAAGTAACCGAAGTATCAGCGATAGACCGACACGCAAAAAGAAAACGTGAGATTTTATCATTGTTAGAAAAATATATCAAAGTACGAAATCAATCTAAACTTGATATAGTAAACAAGAAGTTTGAATATGAAATAGAGAAACTTCGAAACGAATTAACTAACATCAATAAGTTACTTGATGTCATCTAATTCATAATGAGGGGGAAACACCCCCTCATTAAATCATTTTAAATTAAGCTTAAATATTATATAAATAAATAATTCATTTTATGAAAGGAAGAATTAATATGACTAAAACAATAAAAAAAGAAGATCAAAAATGGGTGTCTCAAATAATCTCTAAAGATACACAAAAGCTATTAGAAAGAATTTGTAAAGATACAATGCGAACAAAACCCACTCAATTACATTTAATTGTCAAAGAATATTACGAAAAATTAGAAAAAGTTTAGTATAATTTATGGATAAATTATGATATTTTTTAAGAATGTTGGAGATATTAAAAGATAATCCACACTTCTTTCAGAAGACTGTCTATAAAGTCGAATACGTTGACGTACCTGACGAAGAGGAAAATATTGTTCAAAAGGTATTGGTAGAGTTTACTGACGGTTCAGAGAAGCTTTATGATTTTAGTTTTTGGAAAAAAGTAGTTGAAAAAGGTAAAGAAATTTTAGAGAGAAGAAGAACTTAAATAGTTCTTGCTCTCTCTTCTGTTTGACTGTCTTCTGGTTTATATTCCTTATATGCAGTCATTTGGGCTATTACATCCTGTAAGTAGGCTATAACTAGCTTGTTTTCTTGTTCTTCGGTCATTAAATCTCCTTTTTTTTAGCGTGAAAGATCATCATATCAAACTTGGTGTATAAAAAGCCACACATTTATTTTTGATTTTATCAAATAAATGATTTGACTTTTATGATAGCATTGTTCCATGCTTAAATTTTTCTTAATTGGTTGGGCCTGTGTCTACTCTAGCACTGAAACAAGTTGTGTTAGAATGGGCTCTGAGGTTATTCATCTTTCTTTAGAAAGTTGTCAACAACATTATAATCTTATTTTAGAAGAGCTATCAAAAGTCGAAGACGTAGAAATGAAATTAACTTGTGTTAGCTCAGGTGTTTTAGAAGACTATCTTTTAAAGTTTTAACCACTTTGATAATTTAGAACGAGTTGGGTGAATTTTAAATTCATCACGGTCCACGATCATTAACACGACATCATATTTTTTTTGCTCACTTGAGGGAGTTCTGTAAATTCGGTCTCCCTCTTCTCTATAGTTTGTTTTTTTAGTTCTTCTAGAAATTGTTTTTACATCAATGCGAAAAGTTTCATTATCTGGAGAGATCGCAATTAAATCAATCATACCTTGAGGCGCTACGTTTTTAAAAACTAAAAATCCTAATTGTAAAAGTTTATTAACTGCTGAATATTCGGAGACAGTTCCTGATATATGTTTTTTGTTTAGGAACTCTTTCACAGTAGATCTATTTTTTTGACCCAAGGTTTCGGAATAACTTGGACACGCCCACAATCAGAGTCTCCTTTACGACCTTTATCAGCAGATATGATGATGTATTCTTTCGTGTTCTTAACCACATAGCCAAGGCTAAAGACCGTAGGGGGCGAGATTTTTTTAGCGTCTTCCAAGTCATGCCACCCACTTTCCATTTCGTAAGCGTCTATCCACTCAATTTCAACTTTTTTTTCTAAGACGTTTTTCACGTCTAAATTTTATATTATTTAAAATAGTTTTCAGGCGTTATTTTTATTAATTTTTCCATTTGTTTTTTATCATCACTTTTACAAGCAATTCCATAGGCTTCTTTACCATAAACAATTGAAAATTCTGATACTTTGTCCACCAATCCCTTATGAGTGGCTTGATTGACCGACTCCATATACATGTCATCAAAGAGCATAACTCCGTCATCTTTCAACTTTGACCACCAATTTTCTATATCATCTAGCACTGCGTCATACTCATGAGCACCGTCTACGATAATGGTATCGAAAAATTTATCTTCAAAACTGTTTATAGTTTCAAGACTATCTGACCTACTTTTAATTAATTTTAAAAAACCCTCATCAATAAAAGACTGCAAATTTTTCTCTGTAAAGTCGTAAAATGTACCGTCTTTACCTACTAATTCTTTTAACGTAGCATGTTCTGACGATCCTTGAAAAGTATCTATACAATAAACCGATATGTCTTTTCGATTAGTATTAACGATATTAGAGCACATATAGTGAGTTGATCTCCCATAAAAACAACCGATCTCTAAAATTTTTCCGTTTTGAGGACAATAATCTACTGCTTTATCGTATTGTTCATGTCCATTAAACCACCCTGGTATTTCATAATATTTCATTTAAAACCCCACATAATATTTATGATTTTTATTAATTAAAAATTCTACAGATTTAATTCTGCTCTCTGTCATTTTCAAATTTTTATCATTCCAATTGTCGATATCATTTCTCCATTTTTTCAATTGTCTTTGATAAAGACTTAATAATTTTTGATGATACTTATCTATTGGAAAAACTTTTTTATTTCTCATTCTTTTAATTTACCTGTTATAGACTCAGCTAACTGTAAAGCAGTCTCGTGAACAATATTGGCCATAGCCCATTTTTCATACTTGTCTAAACTTTCTTGCATTTTAATTAGTTCATTAAAGCATTCACATGCTTCTTTTAATTTCCTGTGATCTATTTTTTCACGATCAGGACTTAATATCATATTAACCACTCCTTAAATTGTTCGCCCATTATTTCAGTAGCGATGTTAATTTTAGAACGAAGACTTTTAATAATATTCTCATCTACCGTTCCTTCACAGATAAGATCAACATAAGTAACTTTCTTTTCTGTTCCAATCCTATGATTTCTAGCTTCAGCTTGTTCTCGTATTTCAAGATCATAGTCGTTAGAATAAAATATCATAGTTTGAGCTATATTCAAGGTAAGACCATATCCCCCTGTTCTTGGGTGCCCTACCAAAAATCTCATGTGATGATTAGGGTCCTTAAATCTTTCCAAAATTTTAGGTCTTTCTGTCGAAGGTGTTTCACCATAAAAACCTTCAGCAGAACCTTTTCCATATTTTTTGTCTAAGGCTTCAATAACTGTTCTAATATTGTGTCTATAAGAGCACCAAATAATTACTTTTCCGTCTACTTCTTCAATAGTGTCTAACAATTCTTTTACTCGGTTTTCTGAAAAGTCAATTAGCTTTCCGTCATCAGTTGTCATATATCCACAGGCTATTTGATGTAATCTTTTTAACTGAGCGATCAAGGTGGCAGTCGTTAATTGTTCACCGTCAATTTCAGCCAAAGCTAATTTCTTCATCATGACATAAGCTTTCAATTGGTTCTCGGTCATCGGTACACGTCTCTTTAAATATATTTTATCAGGTAAATCTAACGCTTCGTCTTTCGTGACTCGATAAGAAAAATTTCTAATCTTATTAGTAAGTTCATCTAAACGTTTGTACCCAGTTACCTTGTTAAAACTTCTTCCACCAAAACTCATTTTCATTTGATCACAGTATCTAGCTTTAAAAGTATAAATAGAACTAAAACCCAAAAGATCCTCGTTTAAAAAAGCACATTGAGAATACAAGTCTTCGGGTGATTTAGTGATAGGAGAGCCTGTTAAGATAACTCGATAACGTGAATAAGAACCTATCTTAATACATCTTTTTGTTCTCTTTGCTGATCCATTTTTGATAATAGTAGACTCATCGACACACATTAAAGTTTTATCGGTGTAAGAAAATTTTTCAGCGATCATACTTCCGTTTTTAGTAATGATAGCGTCAATGTTCATAACTAAAACTTTTAACTTATTATCCGTTGCAAATAATTTTGATTTAATTTCACTTTGTTCTTTTTTTGTTTTGGCCCCTTCCCAAACATGAACATCGTATTCAATGTGATCAGCTAAATGTTTTCCTAATTCTTCTCGCCAATTATATTTAATTCCGTTGGGACAAATAACTAAAAGATTACTTATTTTTCCATTGTCATATAAAATAGAAACACCGTCTATTAAAACCTTTGTTTTACCACAACCCATTTCCATAAATAAAGCATACTCAGGAACATCTTTATCAAAAGAATTCATCATTCCTGCAAGACCAATCAATTGATGTTCCATAGGCTTTGTTTTAAACTTGTATTTTTCTAACAACATATATAAAATTTTATTCTTATAAGAGAATATAATAAATGAATTCAAAAAGTAAAGTGTACATTATACAAAATGTAATGAGAAAATATCCTGACGGTACTTATCGAGGATTGGATTATTCTCAAGCAGAAAGATTTGGAGAAGTTGTTTTTTTGTTTGACGGAAACAAACAGGTAGTAATGTCTCCACAACCTACCATAAGAAAACTTAAAACCGTTCTAAAAGACTTTAGTGACAACGATTATTTACTTTTAGTTGGAGATCCCGCACTGATAGGGTTGACAACTTCGGTATTAGTCACTATATCTAATGGTAGATATAATATGTTAAAATACGATAGAATAGAAAAAGATTATTTTCCTATTCGTGTTGACATTTATAACTAAGAATAAAAAGGAGAAAAGATATGGCTATTAATTTAAGACGTGAACAGTCCGACTTTCAAGTAACGGAAGTCGATCCTATTTCTAAAGCTTCTCAAGACTACTTGAAAGCAGAAAAAGAAATAGAAGACCTTGAGGCTTTAATGAAAGTTAAAAAGGAAGTTCTTCGTAAAGCAAATGAAAATTTAGTTCAGTTGTTCGAAGAGCGTGGTGTTACTTCTATTAAAATGAAAGACGGAAGTAACGTAGAAATAAAACCGTTTTACACAGGTTCTATTTCAAAAGAAAAACAAGAAGAAGCTTTTGAATGGTTGCGTGATAACGGATATGAAGACTTGATTAAAAATCAAGTCATAGTAAAATTTGGAAGAGCTGAAGATGAAAAAGCAAAAGAACTTTTTTCTGATCTAGCTAACCAAGGGTTGGACACTGACAGAAATGTTAAGGTCGAACCGTCTACTCTTCGAGGTTTCATTCGTGAAATGATCGAAGGTGGAAAAAACCTTCCTATAGATACTTTTGGAGTATTTGTAGGACATAAAGTCAATATCAAGAAAGGTAAATAAATGACAGAGACAGTGAAAAAACAAGTAGTGAAAGAGAATAAGGGTAGCGAAGTAGCGACTATCAGTAGTCTATTAAAGGCAGGTCCCTCTCTCTCAAAAAGAGAAGCTGAAGATTATCAAATTCCTTACTTTAATATTTTAAGTAAGGGTGCACCTCAGCTTGAAGAAGATGACGGTAAGTATATCCAAGGCGCAAAATTAGGACAGATTTTTAATACTGTTACTAATAAAGTCTACGCCTCCATAAACGTTTTACCAGTTTACTATCGTAGAAGATTTGTAGAATGGGCTGAACGTGGAGAAGGGTCTGGTGCTCCAGTAAATATCTATACACCAGAACAATTTCAAAAATTCCAAATGGAAGGAAAAGTTGTTCGTGGAGACGATAACAAAGAACGCTTTGTAGGAAAACCAGATACCTATATTGAGAATACTGCTGAACATTATGTAATCGTACTCGAAGACGGTGGTGCTTGGAGTAAAGCGATTATTAAAATGAAATCAACACAGTTAAAAAAATCAAGGACATGGAATTCATTAATGTCCAATCAGAGACGTGTTGAAGGTGATGAAATTTACCAACCAAAAGACTTTGCTCGTGCATATACGCTATCCACGGTCAAAGAAAAGAACTCAAAGGGTTCTTGGCATGGTTGGGTCGTTACTGAGAATGAATGGATTGATGAACTTGGGCTTAAAAATGTTCAAGCAATAGTTGAAGACGCTATTCAATTTGAGAAATCTATTCACAGTGGTGACATAGAAATCACTCCGACACAGGATGATGACAAAGTTTCCCCACAGGGGAATGCCTCGCAGAATGGTGACGACATACCGTTCTGATTAATAGCCCGCGTAAAGTTAAGAGTGGTCTTATCCTCCGATTCCCACTCTTAATCGGTTGGGGTGTGGTTTTTTCGAGCCTCCTTTCGGACCATGCCCCAATCTAATTAAAGGAGAGGCTATTAATTTGAGAGGTTAATATGGATTTAGAATTAGTAAAAAAGTTTAAAGAAGTCTTTACAGGTCTTGAGAGGGCTCATGGTGTCTTTTATAAAAAGAACGAGCCACAAGAAGGATTAAAAGTAGAGGCTAAAATGACCACGGTCCACGAGCCACCGACCTTGGAAAAATTTGAACAACACTTAAAAGGAGAATATCCTGCTATGGGTATTGTTCCTATTAACGACGAAGATAAATGTAAATTTGGTGTTATTGATATTGATGTTTATCCTCTTGATCACAAAGCTTTACTGAAAATAGTAAAACAAAAAAAGTTTCCCTTAATCATGTGTCTATCAAAAAGTGGTGGAGCACATTTATATTTATTTACAAAAACGTATGTCACAGCAAAAGATATACAAACTAAATTAAGTGAAATGGCAACAGCTTTGGGCTATCCAAAAGCTGAAGTCTTTCCAAAACAAATTGAACTGTATCAAAGAGAGGGAGAAGAAAAAAGAGATACAGGCAGTTGGATTAATTTGCCTTACCATGGAAGAAGTCGATATGGACTAGATCAAAATGGTAATGCGTTAAGTTTAGAAGAATTTCTTTCTCACTACGATAGTCTCGTTGTTGGTGCTCTCAAATCGATTAAAACCGATTTCAAGAACGAGGTTATTAAAGACGGACCTCCATGCCTACAAATACTAACTGAACAGGGTGTTTCTGACGGATCACGTAATAACGCTCTGTTCAATGTAGGCGTTTACTATCGTAAAGCTGATCCTGATAATTACAAGGAATTAGTCGAAGAATATAACAGAAATTACATTGAGCCTCCATTAAAGTCTGATGAAGTTTTGATAGTGATAAAACAAGTAAGTCAAAGCGATAACAATGGTGCACCGAAATATATGTATCGTTGTTCTCAACCTCCCATTGAGTCTTTATGTAATAAAAGACTTTGTAAAAAAAGAAAATTTGGTATTGGCAGTGAGGGTGATAGAGATCATCCAGTTTATTCTGATTTAAAAGTATATAAGTCGGATCCACCTAGATATTTTTTAAATGTAGACGACAGAAGAATAGAGATAGCTAACACAGAGGATTTAATGACTCATAAAAAAATTATTCAAGCCTGTTTAGAACAGCTTAATAAAGGTATTATGAACATGAGTTCAGCAGAATGGAATCAAACATATAGTGATTTATTTGAATCTATTTCCATTGATCATCCACCTGAGGAAGTTACAAAGAAGGGTGAGTTTAAAGAATTGTTAGAAGAGTTTTGTTTACATCAAGGAGAGGCTCTAACAATAGCAGATATATTTTTAGGTAAATCTTACACTGAAGAAGGATTTACTTATTTTGCTCTCAAAGACTTAATGGATCATTTAAAAAGAAATGATTTTAAAGAGTCAAGACCTTGGGTAACAATGAGATTAAAAGAAGAATATAATGCTGACGATACTATTAGGAGTGTTAAAAACACAAGAATGAGACTATGGAAAATAAAGCAATTAAACATAGAAGATGTGGAGCTAGATGTTCCTGATATGAAAAAAGAAGTTAAAGAAGAGGAGATACCATTTTGAAAAAACTAACTTCACAAGTACAAACTGATTACATCACAGATGAAATTAGTAGAATGTTTGATTATCAATTTGACGGTCAAACAGAATTTACATTACCTGAGTTTCAAAAACCTACACAAGATTTCAATATTGGATTGATTGTAGGGGCCTCAGGAAGTGGTAAGTCAAGTTTATTGAAACAATTTGGAGAAGAGGAAAATATACTTTGGGAAGAGGATAAGGCAGTTTGTTCTCACTTTGAAAAACCTGAGGAAGCTCAAGACAGACTATCCTCCGTTGGATTTAATTCTATTCCTTCTTGGATGAGACCTTATCACGTTTTAAGTACAGGAGAAAGATTTCGATCTGACTTAGCTAGAAGAATAAAAGACAATGCAGTCATTGATGAGTTTACTAGCGTGGTAGATCGTAATGTAGCGAAGTCTTGTTCGAATGCTTTGCAAAAGTTTATTAGAAATAAAGATATTAAAAATGTTGTCTTTGCGTCATGTCACTATGATATTATTGACTGGTTACAACCTGACTGGGTGTTTGATACAAACTCTAGTAAGGTGGTATCACGGGGGTCTCTTAGGCGACCCAAGATTGTTTTGGAAGTCGTTCCTTGTTCCCACAAAATTTGGTCATACTTCGCTGAGCATCACTATCTCACAGGAAACATCAGTACAGCTACACGATGTTGGATCGCAACATGGAACGGAACTCCAGTCGGATTTTCATCAGTTATCTTTTTTCCCTCAGGAACAATCAAAGAAAAAGCGTGGAGGGAACACAGGACAGTGATACTTCCTGATTTTCAAGGTTTAGGGTTAGGCGTTCGTTTGTCCGAGGCAGTCGCAAAACAATTCACGGTCCTCGGTCATCGTTTCTTTTCTAAAACAGCACATCCTCGTTTTGGTGAGTATCGAGAAGCACATCCTGAAAAGTGGAGACCAACGACTCATAATAAACAAAATCGAAAAGATGATTACGAAAAAGAACTGAAAAGAATAGCGACAGGGAAAAAGACTTCCAATTTTGGTGGCTATAGTCAAGAATTAAGAGAAAAACATAAAGAAAGGGTTTGTTACGCACATGAGTTTATTGGATAAGAAAACTCCTACAGTTGTTATTGGTCCTCCAGGGACAGGGAAAACAACTTTTATACTTGAAAAAATAGAAGAGTATTTGGCTAATGATGTCGGTATTGATGAAATAGCTTTCTTTTCTTTTTCTAATAAAGCAGTTGATGAGGCTAAACAAAGAGCTTCTCAAAAATTTAAAATACCACTAAGTCAGCTAGAAAATTTTAGCACATTACACTCTTTCGCATTAAGACAAATGGGTCTTACGAGAGAGCACATATTGAGCAATAATGATTGGAGAAACATATCAAATGAACTTAGGATTAATATTAACGTTAATAATGATGATGACATATTTTTCAACAACTATGACGACAAATATGTTGATCTTATAGAAAAGGCAAAAAGAAGAGACATACCTTTACGTGATTGTTGGGCTATGTTTGCGAAAGATATTATTTGGCATAAATTAGAATACATAGATAAAGGTCTCAGAGATTATAAAGATTTTGGGTATGAACAGTTTACAAGTGGTAGTGACGGATATCTTGTAAAAGATCAAGGACCAAAAGTAGATTTTACAGATTTAATAACAAACTTTGTTAAAGGTAGTTTTTATAAACATTTTAAAGTTGTTTTCTTTGATGAGTCTCAAGATATGTCTACGATACAGTGGAAAATGGCAGAAAAAATATGGAAAAACTCAGAAAAAAGTTATCTCGCCATGGATCCTAATCAAGCTATTTATACTTGGGCAGACGCAGATGTATCAAAAGCAATACAAATCAAAGATGAAGCTAAGAATATTGTTGTGTTAGATCAATCAAAAAGAGTTCCAAGAAAAGTTTGGGAAATTGTTAATCGTGTTGAGGAACAAATAGTAGGATATGATGACATCAAGTGGTCCCCAGCTAATCGAGACGGATCTGTCGAGTTCATTAGAGGCATGTATCATTTAAACATGGACGAGGGCTCTTGGTTGATAATGGGCAGAACAAGAACCATTCGTGATGACATGGAAGAAGTCATGAGAAAGAAAAATATTTTTTTTAGAGTTAAATTAAAAGACAATAAATATAGATATTCTATTGGAAGTAAGGAAAGAAATGCTATTCTTACTTGGAAAGATTTGATGAGAAATGAAAATAATCAAGTGCCTATAAGATTGATAGAAAATTTATATAAATGTTTAGGAAAAGAGTATGTGGTTCGTGGTAATAAAAAACTTATTACAGAACAAAAAAAAGCTTTTCCTGATAAGAAATTATCTTTTAAAGATTTGAAAGATGACTTCGGACTAACGGTTGACTTTGGTACGCCTTGGGTAGTTGTAATGACAACAATTAACACAGAAACAAAAGCGTACTTAGAAAACTTAGAGACAAGAGGTGAAGACTTAGCCTTAGAACCAAGAGTAACTTTATCTACTATACATCAACAAAAAGGTGGTGAAGCAGATAATGTTATTGTTTCTTTAGATATAGGAAAAATGGCATACGAAGAATATCGTACTAATCCTATTAGCGAGCATAGACTGTTTTATGTTGCTTTTTCTAGAGCTAAAGAAAATTTATTTATAATAACGCCACAATCGCGGGAGGCATATAGAATATGAGTAAACAAATTGGAATGTTTAAACCAAAATCAGAGTGGGTTCCACCTATGGATTTTCCTAACATTAAAGACGCAGATAAAATAGCAATAGATCTAGAAACAAAAGATCCTAATCTTATGCAGAAAGGCCCAGGTTGGGCTACTAATGACGGAGAAATTATTGGTGTTGCTATCGCTGTGGACGGTTGGAAGGGATACTATCCTATTCGACATGAAACAGGTTTTAACCACGATCCACGAGTCGTGTTTGATTGGCTTAATGAAGCTCTTTCAGGAGACGGAGAAAAAATAGCTCACAACGCTACTTATGACTTTGGTTGGTTAGAAGCTGAAGGAGTCAAATGGAATGGTCGTATCATTGACACAATGATTGCTGCTCCTTTAATTAATGAAAACAAATTTAGTTATTCTTTAAATGCAGTATCAAAAGAATATTTAGCTGAAAGTAAAAACGAATTTCTTTTAAATGAAACAGCAGCACAATGGGGTGTTAATCCTAAAAGCGAAATGTTTAAAATACCTTCTCAATATGTAGGAGAGTATGCTGAACAAGACGCAGTGCTGTCTTTAAAACTTTGGGATAGATTAAAACCTGAAATAGTTCAACAAGACTTGCAAACAGTTTTTGATTTAGAAACTGACCTCATACCTATTCTTATGAAGATGAGAAAAAAAGGTGTGAGAGTGGATTTAGAACAATTAAAGAAAGCTGAAAAGACATTTGTTAAAAAAGAAAATGAATTAATGAAATTCATCTTTGAAAAGACAGGGCTCAAATGTGATATATGGGCTGCTCGTTCCATTGCTACCATTTTTGATCAGTGTAAGATTGATTATCCTAAAACAGAAAAAGGTAATCCTAGTTTTACAAAAAGCTTTTTAGAGTTTCATCCTCATCCTATTCCGAAGGCAATTGTTCAGGCCAGAAACTTCAACAAGGCACGGACCACGTTCCTTCATACAATAGAAAAATATCAGCATAACGGAAGAATTCATGCGAACATTAATCAGCTACGAACAGAAAATGGTGGTACGCTGACAGGTCGTTTTAGTTATTCTAACCCTAACCTTCAACAAATTCCTGCTAAAGATGACGCTGAATCGGATATTAAAATCGGTTCCTTAGTTAGAGGATTGTTCTTACCTGAAGAAGGAGAGAGGTGGGGTTCTTTTGACTACTCTCAACAAGAGCCACGACTCGTGAGCCACTATGCAAACATCGTGAAGCTAGAGGGTGCTGAAAAAATCGTTAAAGCTTACAATGAAGACAAAGAAACAGATTTTCATACAATCATGGCTGAAATAGGAAATATACCTCGTAAGAGCGCTAAAACCATAAATTTAGGGCTATTTTATGGCATGGGTGTGGGAAAGCTATCTGATCAATTAGGCATTGATCCTGAAGAAGGTAAATCTTTAATCAAACAATATAATGAAAGAGTTCCTTTTGTTAGACAATTAGCTGACGCAGTATCTGACCATGCTAATAAAAGAGGAGCTGTTAAAACTTTCTTAGGTCGAAGATGTCGTTTTGAATTATGGGAGCCAAAAGCATTTGGTTCTTACAAAGCGTATCCTTTGGATAGAGCTAAAGAAGAGTATGGTGAATATACTCCTTTGAAAAGATCAGGGACGTATAAAGCTTTAAATAGGTTGATACAAGGATCAGCGGCTGATCAAACAAAAAAAGCCATGATTGATTTAGATAAAGAAGGTATCAATCCTATGATTCAAATTCACGATGAACTAGCCATTAGTCTTAATGGTGATCCTGAAGTGGAGAAAAAAGTCATTGATATTATGGAAAACACGATTGAAATGAGTGTTCCTTCCAAGGTCGATGTAGCAATAGGAAACAATTGGGGAGAAGCAAAATGAACTGTTGGCATTGTAATACACAATTAATATGGGGTGGAGATCATGATTTAGAGGATGAAGCAGAAGAATATATCATGGTGACAAATTTAACCTGTCCTAATTGTGATAGTTATGTGGAAGTTTTTCTTCCTGAACAAAAAAGTTTTAAAGTTATAAAAGGAGAAAAAAATGAGAATAACCTATAATAATGGTGAACTAAACTTATCTTTAACTAATGAAGAAGTGGATCATATTGCTGATAACAAAGGTAGAAGTATACCAATGGATATTAGTTGGCTGAAGGTTTTACATGAAGATATTTCAAAATGCGTTTTAGCTCATTGGTCTGCTGTTGAAGTATGGGATGCATTAGAGGCACATCAGAAAACTGTAAAAAGCATAAGTAAAAAAGAAGAATAAGTATTATATTCTCCTCTAAATAAACCAAGGAGATAATAATGTTTAACCTAACTAATAAAGCCAAAAATCATTTCTTAAACTTCTTTAAGCAAGAAGATAAAGATCAATCAATCAAAGACTTCTGTCAAGCAGAATATAAAAAAGATTGGTATGCAGCCTATAGATCTTTTAAAGAAGAAGGTCAGTTCCCTAATTTTATTAGAAGAACTCTTTAAGTATTAGCTACTATTTCAGCTAGATGTTCACATCTGTTGGTGGTTTGCTTATGCCACCTAGAATCTTTCATTTCATCCGAAGCTTCTTTCCACTTCTTGTTTCTCATGTTTTTCCACATCTTGGAGAAATTTCGGACACCTTGAGTTCCTAGTTGAAAAACCATTTCCACAATAACGTGTTCTATATGAACAGGTAAATCGTGACCAATACATTCCTCAATTAGAGCATCAGCTCCCGCTGCTGCTCTGTTTAAATCTAAATCAAATAGTTCATCTATTTCTTCTCTAGAAATTTTTTTTCCTTCAGGAAATCTTTCTCTTTCATGTGGTTTAATAAGGTGGCCTATGCCAATCGTGGCTTTTCCTAAACTGTCCAAATATACGTGATCAACAATTCCTTCCGCAGAAGTAACTCTAGCTCTTAACTCATCTGTAATTTCAATCATGATGCACCTATACCCCAATGTTCTTCATGGGGATCTTTTTCTACCTTTCTTTTAAATATATTTATAATAAATTGAATTAATTTCATTTATTTAAGTTTATACCCTAAACCACTATATTTGTCTACACTTCCACCATCTTTAAATGCAAAACTTAATCCACCTTCTACTCCTTGATCACCAATACCAATATTATAATTTACAGGAGTATTATTAAACATAAACTGATCTTTGTATCCAATACTATTTGGATTAAAAGGATCAAATTGAATTTTATCTAAATTATATTTTTGAGCTAAATTTTGTAGATTTTGTAATTGACCTATTAAATTTATTCCTACGTTATCTGCTCTTGCATTAGCTAAATTATATTGATTACTCACGTTAGGTTTTGCCTTAAAAGGAAGATTATCTAAGTTAACAGTTCTTTCAGGTAAAAAAGGAAACTCTTCGTCAAATTGTTCATTTGACATTTCAGTTGGAAGAAAAATACTATCTAAAGATTGTGTATTAATTTTTTGATCATTAAAAGTAGGGCCTACAAAAGCCCCTCCTATTGCATCTGCTTCACTTGAAAAAGGATCAGGTTTTGGAACAACAAACTGACTTTCACCTCTTAAAGCGTTTGGAATACCTTGAGTGACAAAATCTTTTCCTTTGTCATACAATCCTTTTAATAAAGATATTAAAGGAGTTCCCTTTTCAGCGAAACCTTTAGCAATACTTCCAAGACCATAACCAATATCACTTCCAATTTCTCTAAAGGTGGGACCGTATTGATTAGCTAATCTTTCTCTCTCAGCAGTAAGACTACGAGGAGCATCTGAAGTCATTTGCAACAATGTTCCCCCAGTATTAGGAACTTGTTTTGTAAACTTATTTTTAAAATCAGTTGTTCTTTGTTCTTGAAAAGCTCTTCTCGCTAATCTATCTGCACTCACATCTTGGCGACCATCAAAAAATGCATCACGAGTCATTTCTCTAACTCTTGGAGAAGTGCCTCTATTAAAAGCCACCATGCTTTTTTGCAAATCTTTAAAAGATTTAGCCATTATGCTACCACCTGTGGTTTTTTAAACTTTTTAGATTCATAGAGATCCACGATACCACCTTCTGCTGCATTAAACAAAGGTAATCCTACTGACTCTAAACTGCTCATTGTTTGTGAGTTGGTTGATCCACCAATTCCTTCACTTATGGAAGCTAAATTTAATTGAGGCACGGACAAAGGTTCAATGATATCAGATCCTGTGTCTCCTCTACTAACTTGAGGTTCCGAAAAGGTGACTGTACCTCCACCTTTTGGAATATCATTAGGAATAACCTCCTTAGTATTATCTTCTATATCGTTAAGTTCATCTAAGAATATGTTTGAATCTCCTTGAAGGTTGTCAACATCTATAAGAAGTTGATCTAATTGATCAGGCTTACTTGGGTCTTTTTCAAATAACTGAATATTATCTAAAATATTTTCAATATTTTCTTTAGCTTTTTCTATATTTTCAATATCAAAACTAGGATCTAATCCTACTAATTCTGTGTTAATAGCAGAATCTTTTCCTCTTTGTTCTAATTCTTCTAAAGTAGCTCTAAAAAATTGCACCAATGAAGCTTTTCTTCTTATAGCAGGAAGAGTTGAATCAAATCCTTCAATAGCATATCTTAGTGTATCAGGACTTGTTAAAAAATTAGAAAAACTTCTAACACCTACTAAAGATCCCACAACTCCTATAGGGCCTCCAAAAACAAATTTTAAAGCTTTTGCAAGTGGATGATTTAACATAACATTAAATCCTCCTTGACCACCAATAGCAATACTTCTTCTTAGAAAGGATCCTGTGCTAGGTATAAATATGTTTTGTTGTCTTGATAACATATCAATCACATCAGTAACGTAACCAGAAGGTAATTGTTGAGATTTTGGTAAACCTTCATTCATTATATTTACTAATTGATTAAAAGCCTTACCTTTTACTTTTCCTCCTGCACCATCTAATCCTAATTTTTTAATTAAAACACCTGTGTCTAAAATTGCTTCTGAAGTTCCATCTTTTGTTTTTGTGGCTGAAGTAAAAGCATCATCAAACCAATTTCTTGCTAATTGACCTGCTAATTTTCTATCACCACCAGTTATTTTCATAAAATCATCAACTGCTGAAGGAGACATTCTTCTAAGTAAAGGACCAATTAATTCGTCAATATATTTTTTTGACTCTCCCTTAAATTTACCACTCAAAGCAGTAAAAATATCATCAACACTTTCAATTTGTCCAGCTACTACTCTTTCAAAAGGTTCTCTAGCCGTTGTATATATTTTTCTAAAATCTACAATTTGTGTTATGTAATTTTTAATAATGGCTTGATCTTCTTTTGAAAACTTAGCTAAAAAATCATCAGCGTTAGCGTTATCTAACAGGTTTCTCATTTCATCAAATGATGAACCTAATTGTTTTTTGGTAGTTCCTGGTTTACCTTTAGCAGATTTTACAGAGTTTTCTAATTGCTCCATTATAGTTTTCCAACCTGTGTAATTTATTCTAGCGTTTTCAGGATAAAGGCTTACAAATCTTTTAGCAAAATTATAAAATTCATTATAACCTGGATCCGTTGTTTTGGATACACTCTTGCCATATTGTTTTTCAAAATCATCAATGTACTTTGTTAAAAAATTTCTCATACCATTAACAGGTATGACTTTTCCTTTGTTAGGAACTAATTTTTCTGCTTTAACTATTTCATCACTAATTCTTCCCATAGTTTTTTTAAAGACACCATAAGCTTGTGCTGACTTTTCAAAAATATTTCTTGCAAGAGTATCGTCATCTAATCCTTTACCTAATTTATTAGAAAAATCTCCTAATAATTGAAATAGTTTTTCGGTTCTTTGAGGTGTCACACCTTTTAATTTTGATCCTAAAAGAGGTATTTGAGCAAAAGCGGTTCTAGCAACATTTATAAATTTACCTGTCAAGCTTTTAGTATCCAAATCTCCTATAGTAAAAGCTAGTTTGTCTCCTAAATATTCTCTTGATTTTTGAAAAGCTTCTTTAAGATTTTTATCTTTTAAAACTCCACTAGATAAAGCTACTCTAAAAGATTGAATAGCTGTTTCAGCCATAGGACCTATAGATGCCCAAGTTAAGTTTCTTTTAATATCATTAGGTAGCTTGTCTAATTGTTCCCAAAGACTCATTTCTTCCCCTGTAGATTGACTTTGTATTATATCAAACGCTTGAGCGCCTGCTGTAGCTCCCAAAGCATCATATAAAATTAGTGTTAATACTTTACCTGGAACGCTAGGAACATAAGGAAGAGCTCTTAATGTAAAAGCTTTGGTTCCTGCAGCTAAACCTGAAATACCACCCACAGCTTCAAATGTTTCTCTGTTTAATCCATACTTTTCTATTCCTTTTCTTTGAGAAAAAATTTGTTTTATCTCTTTTGCACTGAAAAAAGGTTCATCTCTTTCTGTTGCTTTTATGATGCTCTCTGTAGGACTTTGAACAAAAGAATCTAGCAATAATGAGAATACATTAGGGGTTTCTTCGGTTTTAAATTGTTGTAACTCTTCTATTCTTTCTTCTTTTTTCTTTTGAAGATCGTCTATCTCTTCTAAAAAAATATTTTTTTCAGCCATATTATTGTCCTGACTGTTGTTGAAGTTTTTCAAATAAAGATTGTAATATTCGTGATTCAGCTTCAGGTCTTTCTTCTATTGCCTCTAAAGCTTCTTTTACTAGATCATTATCCTCGGTCAAATCAAACCGTGATAAAATCTGATTTAATTTTGAACCGTAATCAATTTTATCTCTTCCTATGGCTTCTCTCATATAATTAGCTGAATTTCTAACATTTTTTAATAAGCCCTTTAAAGTGTCTGTAGCAACAGTAGCATCACTAAGTCCTGATATTCTTAAATTACTTTTTTCATCCAAAATTCTATTTAAAGCTGGAATACGAGCAGAGTCTAAATCTTTTGTAAAATCAATTAATTTTTGAGGAATTTGATTTTCTAAAGTAGCAAGTCTTTGTATGTCAGGATCAGAAAGATATTGAGTGATGCTATCAGGAATAGGACTTTTTTTATTTAATGCCGCAAATATTTGATTGATAGGCAAAATAGTTCTTTGCCCTAATTGCATAAAATCACCAACAAGGCCTGCTAATTTATTATTACCCTCAATTAAAGATATTGCTTCTTGAAACAAGTCTTCCAATTCATTACTTAAAACAATTCTTTTTTGATAATCATTAATTGTACTTTGATCTTGTATTAATTCCATAGATCCTTTTCCTAATGTATCTTCTTTAGAAACTCCATACTCTCCTGTTTCAATTCCCTCCATTAGTTCCTCGTAAGGTGTGTAACTAGAGGCAAGTAATTTATTATCAGAGGTTTCTCCACTTTGAGTGCTTCCTGTAGATCTTTTTACAACTTCTCCACCTTCTTTCAGACCTGAACCGTCTCCCTGAGATTTTGTTTGTGGCACGATGTTTTCAATATTTATAGTTTGCCCTCCTTTAACGTTTATAACTTCAAAATTGTTAGCTATTAAATTAGCAATTTTTATTTGATCTTTGTCTCCATCAAGAACTGTAGTGACATCTGTTTTAGGGTCTCTCAAATAAACAGGGTTTTGCATACCTTTTGATTGTTCAAAAATAACTTTTAATTGATTCTCTAGTCCCATTTTAGCTAAACCAAACTCTCTTTCACTCATTGAATTTTTTCTTGCCAATAATGATTTGTAAGCTTGAAGTGCTATTGCTTTATCTTGATCTTTAACAGCCTTTGTTATTGCAAAGAAATTTGCAGCGCCTTCTCGTAAAAGAGTATTAGGATCTTCACCTGCCGCTAATCGTAAACCTAGATCAACTCCTGTTGTAGCTAAAGCTTGTCTACCTTCTGCTTTAGAATCACCCATAATTCCTCTTAATAAATCAATTTCACTTTGAAGAGTCGTTGCATCCATTTTTACTGGAGTTATGTATTGTTTCATAAAATCAGACATTAAAGTGTTAGATGCGTCCATAAAATCAGTAGTAGGATTAGAAGAGCTTATTGAAAAAGGTACAGGAGAACTATTTAAATTAGGAATTGTTGTTGGCATCTCCTGATTTCCATAATCAAAAGGTGCATCGACAATTAACCCTGTGTTAGCTCTTACAATTCCCATGTTCTGTGGATTAGCTAATTGATCAGAAGCCATTGGCATAGGTCCTTGAGCCATCATTTGTTGTCCTTGTTGAGTTTGAGCAATACCTTGTTGTTCTTTCATTTCAAAAACAGGTTGCACTAAAGCTAGAACAGATAAAGGTGTTTCAGTAGCATCTTTTTCACCAACAACGCTTGCTAGTTCTTGAACTCTTCCTTCCATAGGAACTTCGTCACCACGAACTTCATTCATTAATTGAACATACTGTTCAGGAGAAACTTTAGCGATACCCTCTTGAGACGGATCACGGTCCGTGGTCATCGGTTCTTCTTGATCTAATCCATCAGCAATGCCAACAGCATCAGAGTTCATTTCACCACCCTCAGCTTGTTCTCGTATATCTACTTGAGGTTTACCCTCTTTATCAAAATAATATTTAAATTTTGGATTAAGTGGTCTTGTGGGTTTTGGTCTATCGCTTGTAAATACATCAGCTATAAATGGAGCAATAGAACCTCCTCCTCTATTTATAAAATTTAAAATTTTATCTAAGGTAGAAGGATCATCCATTGGTGCTCTTTTTGGACCAGCAAAACCATAAGAATCAGGATTTAAATCCTCTGGATACTTAAATACAGGAAATCCTGGATTACTATTAGATTCAGTTTCACCTATTAGCGCAGGATTTAATTCTTTTTCTTTATTACCCATTGGTACTTCACGATTGTCAAAAATTTTATTACCCATTGGTACTTCACGATTGTCAAAAATAAGTCTCCCTTTAATAGTTTTTAAATAATCACCTTGTTGATCACTACCCATATTCATAAACGCATCAAAGTCAAAATCAGTAGAATTTGTTATCATTTCAAAAACAGTGTCTAATAACTGAGGATTGGTCATCGCATCATCAAGATTAATTTTATAATCTTTATTAGGTACTTCTCTATTTAAACTTTTATTACTAATGACTCCTAACTTGTCTAAAATATCAAATTTTAAAAAAGGAGGAACGGAAGTAGAGCTTTTTTCTCCCATTTGAGGAGATCCCTCTTGTCTCATTACCATAGGGCTAGATTGAACTTGTTGTTGTTCAGTCATAAATTTTTTATATAGCTGACCTATAATCTGATCTCTATTAGGGTTTTGCATCAGTGATTGTAATTGTTCAGGAGACAAAGTCGTTTGTAAATATTGCATAAAAGCTTGTTCACCACCCATAGGACTTCCCTGTTGTCTAAACATAGGTCGTTGCATAACTTGATTCATCATTAAAATAATCCTCCACTTCCTTGTAAACCACCTAAGGCACTAAGACCTGCGATACCATAACCTGCAATCTGTGCTAGAGGAGATCCTTGAGTGCTAGGTGCAGTCGATGTTTGAATTGTTTGTTGTGATGTTGGTGCTCCCTGATAAATATCAGATAAGAAACCTAATCGTTGATAAGGCTCATATAAATTTTGTACTTGATTAGCTCTTAATGCGTCTAACTGAGCTTGACCTGGAGTAAATGTTCCTGTGGGATCTGTCGATCCAAACTGTTGTGTTAGTCCACCTAGTCCTAATAAGGTGTTAATATCTTGACCTGTCGATGCTTGACCAATTTGACCTAATCCTGCTTGTTGTCCTGCTATTGTTCCATATTGAGGAGCTAACGCTCCTAACCCTGCAGCTGAGCTTTGTTGTCTTGCTCCAAATTGTTGTTGTGCATTTAAAAAAGATTGAGCTTGAGCTTGAGCTAATGCTGAAGCACGATTACGTTCTAATTCTGCTCTTTGAATACCTTCTCTACCACCACCAAAAGCACCTGCATCAATCGCTTGAGCGGCCGCACCTTGCTCTGCAATATTATAAGCACGATTAATTTCATCTTGAACTGATTGTTGATAGGGGTTCATAAAAGGTTGAAGCTGTTCCATAGTTGGAGCTTTACCAATATCTGTATAGGCACTTGCTGCTTGACCTAACGTTCCGAGGCCCGCGGCTTGTGATTGAAGAGCACTAGCTAAAAAAGGTTCAAAGGACCCTACACCTGCTTCTCCCACTTGAAGCGCTCTTTGTTGTTGAGGGGAAAGTCCAGCTATTTGTTGTCCAGGTAATCCTGCTCTGACAGGACGTTGAATTACATTGCCATCTTCGTCTTCTACAGGAAGACCTGTTATAGGATCAATAACATTTTCTAAAATAGGGTTTCCTAAATCGTCATAGCGAAATCCACCAACAGGAGTTGAAGCTAAATTTTTTGCAGTGTCTAAAAGCCCTAGTTTCCTAGCTTCTACTTCAGCTGCTTCTCTTACAATTTGTTCTGTTGTTACCATTATGCCATACCTATGCTTTGTTGTGATAAACTACCACCGTTTTCTAAACTTTTCATCATTTTATACATGTTTTTTGCTCCCACTTTTCGCGATCCACCACCCGCGTTTCGAACAGCTTGAGCAGTCATTACAAATTCACCATCACTTAACATCGCAGGAATATCATCTGATGTTCCTGTCCCAGGACCTACAATTTCTCCAATACGTTTAGGATGTTCTTTTACTTTACCATCAGGGTGCTCTATTTGTTGACCACTACCCTCTGCAAAACCTGTCACTTCACCACCTTTAGCAGAAAAATTCATAGGTATCATAAATTCATTTCCAATTTGATTGGCCATGTATTGATCTCTCATACCTTCAGGTAAATAATAACCATCAGGATTGTATCCTGTAATAGAACCAATTTGATATTGAGAGGGATTAGAAGCATATAAGTTTTCAGACGCTTCTTCTTCTTCAGGAGAATTAAAGTATTGATTATATAGATTCTCAGCCACAGGTGCTGCAGATGCAATTCCATAAGCTAATGGACCATATTGATACATAAAGCTAGATTCTTTTGGGATACCCAATGCAGTTATCATTTCATCTGAAATGGGATTTCCTGTTATCTGTCCTAAAGTTTTCATTTTTGAAAACTCAGGATTAATTGCTCGTTCACTTGGATCAAACGATGCCATAAATTTATCTCCAACTTTACCAAAAAAACCTTTTTCAGGTGTTGGTGGTGAAGTATTTAAACCACTAAAAGCTTCCTCTATTGTATTAGGAGTCATATTACCTATATCAATATCTCTTTGAATTGCATTAGCAAATTTTTCATTTATAGGTATATTTGTTACTTGTGGTATTTCTCTTCCAAAAGAACCCTTCATGAATTTTTGACCCATGGTTCCCTCACCACCACTTAAAGCTCCTCGAATACCTGAAGTTGCAACTTGAAGAGCTAAACTTTTTGCTATATCAGCAGGTTTTTTTCCTGCTAATCCTTGAATACCTGCACCTAATGCTGCTTGACCAACTCTACTTGCTAAAAAAGATCCAAGTTTTCCTCCCACTAAGCTACCAATTCCTGGAGCTACAAAAGGTAAAACAAAGGGAGCAATAGGAGCTACAGCTTTAGCAACACCTGTGACAGTGTCTTTAACATTTTGAAAAAAGTCACCGACCAACGATCCGAGACCTAATTCATAAACTTGTGCGTACTCCTTTTCTTGCATTTTATTCCTTTACTCAGGTAGGGTGTGTGCCCCAGCAAACACATTAGGAGCTGTCACGTGAACATCTCTTCTAATATCTGCTTCTGTTGTTTCTGTTTCAGGATTGTCAATATCTGCCTGACATTCCTCGTGTGAATTATACTCTTGACCTGTTTTAGTATTCGTAACAGTCGTCTCTACTTTTGCACTATACACAGGAATTTTTTCGCCATTGATCACGTCATAACGCAAAATCTGTGGCTCATCTACAATCTTTGCCATACTCTATTTTTATAGGTAGAAAGCTAGGAAATCAATAGGTTTATTGCTGTTGCTTGACTTCTAATACAGATATATCAGAGGTGAGATCTGTTGAAGACGCTTGAATTTTTAAAGAGTCTCCACCCTCATACACAAAAGGTCCATTGAGTTGTTGAGTAGATCCATGAGCTACATCAATGTTGTTGATCTCTACGTCAGTAGATCCATTATTATGAGTAATTTTAGCATTAACAGTACCTGATCCTGAATCATTATGAAGAACTATCGTTTGAACTATAAAGGTTGAAACAGGTGTTGGAGGAGTTGCTGCCACATTTGCAACAGGAACTGTAAAAATTGTTATAACATCAGTGTTAGCTGCCTTTTGTGTAAACCTTTTAAATACGTCAGCCATCTATCTAAAAAACCACGCTCTTCTTGTGGACTCCTCTTGAGTGTCTTGTGTATATTGAGTGTTCAATTGTTGTATCATTTCCTCTAATTGTCGAATTAGTTCAGCAGACTGTTGAGCATCATACTCAGGTCTAGGGTCAGGAAATCTTTGTAGTATTAATTTTGCCATTATCTTCTACCATCGGGTTGTATATCAAAACGTTGTGTTCCTAATCTCCAAGCGGTACCTGTTGTATTAGAGACAACGTTGACTGTAAATTCTCTACCTCTTCCTCGTAAGCTTACAAACTCTGTAGTATCAGTAAAGGTTGCTGTCTTAATGACACTTGTCGTATTGTTTGGATAATATTTAAATTCTAAATTCATATTTAAAGTACCTTCTTGATTTTGAATATCAGGTATTAGTTTTTGGACAAAAAGAATATCATTACCGTCACCTATTTCTACAGATCCTGATTTCACGAAAGCTGTCATGGCTTGACCGTCTGCGTTATTTCCTGTCTCATGTAAAAACATTTGAGTGGCACCGTCAGTTAGACCAGAGATAACTTCATTGTTGGCCGTGGTCGTTGGTAAGTAGTCCGAGGCTACAGGGTTATCATAAACTTCTCTATCAATCCAAGTTGTTCTATCTAGTGTTCCTGTCCACCAAGTTTGCTCTAAATAGTTATAAGCCACTACTGCATTAATTGTGTCAGATCCTGTTCTTGGATAAAACCATAACACTTCATTGAACTCACCGTTGTGACCTACGAAAGCATTTTCAGATCCTGTTATATTAATATTGTCAAAAACAAACTGTTCCACGGTACACGGTAATTTTTTAACTGTACCATCAAAAAGATAAAAAGAATCTTGCGACATCCAATAGGCAACACCGTTCAAATCAAGTCCTGCGTGACTACCAATGATTCCACAGTTTTGACCTAATTGTCGTAAACCAAAAGTAAAAGGAGGACCAATAAACTGCATTGAGTGTAATGATGTATCTGTCCATACAAGTATTTGACCTCTTGATCGCTCTGCTGCCACGATCCGTGATCCGTCAGCAATTCTTAATGAGCCAGCAGTATTTTCTGCTGTAGGTTGATACGTGGTAATATCCTCTTGATCCGAAAATCTTATTAGTAAATCATCTTGCGAACCTATATTTCCAATTGTGTTTTCTGTTCCCATAAAAAGTAAATGTCTATCAGGCGTTGAAACTAAACTTATTCTTGATGCGGTTGGTGCACCTGATATAGCAGCAGCTCTTGTGCTTACACCTGTTGATGTGTCCCACCTAAAGGCACCACCATTTAAAACTGTTGCAATTAAATCTTCTCCAAAATTGTCCAAGGACCACTGACGAGCTTCTAAGGTTACGTTCGAAACTGTTGAAGGTTCTCCCCAAGCTCCATCGCCCCAACCATCTGTGCCCCAACCAAAAGCTGAAGTAGATATTTCAGGTCCAATTGATATCTGATATTTAGCATTGCCTGATCCACCACCACTTGCTGTTGATCCTGAAGCAGCAGCGGTTGTTGTTACAACATAGGCATTGTTATTAGCTACTGATGTAACTTCAAATTCTTTATTCATATCCAAGCCATCAATAGCTGAGAAAGAATCAAAAGTAACAAAGTCACCTTTCGCTGCTCCATGCGCAGTGTCAGTCACAACCACTGAAGTTGTTGCGTTTGTAGTAAAAGGATTGGTTAAAGCCTGTGTTTCTCTTATAGGAGTAATGTCATAAGCCAGACCCTCCTCTATAACGTAAAGCTTTCTATCAGTGCCAATAGCGTTGTATCGTGTGCCATCTAAGGCTACCCAAGCATGTTGATCACGAGCCACACCCACCAAAGTCGTGGAGATAAACTTCTCCCATCCTTTAATTTTCTGTGGCAATCCTTGAAAAAAACGTACGTTATCACCATCTGTCCACTTGCCTTCGCCTGTGTAGTCGGTGACTTCTTTATTGATACCTGGTGCTGGTCTAAAATTTACTAATGGCATGACGCCAATATATATAAATTACTCTTTTTTAGCAACTAAAGACCCAACATGACCTTTAAATGCTCTATTACCAAAGTGAGTTAAAGGCATAGCTAAGTCAGCCCAAATCTGTCCACCACACTCCTGCCATAGACGAGAGAAGTAGTAATCTTCGGATAGATATCTTATTTGTGGTTGACCTTCTTTGGTTTTAGTGTTGTAAGGTCCAACAGCAAATAAATCATAACAATTATCAGACTTATAAGATCCACCATTAACAATTTGATCAGACTCATATTTTCTTTCAGGAAACTTTTTCATCATAGTTCTAAATACTTTTCTTTTCACAAGCATCATACCTGTGGCTGCTTCTTGCACAGGAAAAAAACCTCCCTCACCTTTTAAATTTAAAGGGTCATCAAAGTTTACATTATACCCTAAGGCTCTAGCCTCTATTTCATCAGGTTGCGCATCGGGGTATTCTTTTAAAATGTCTTTAATTTTTTCAAGATATAAATGTTTTCTGGGATAAATTCCACAAGCTATATCTTTATCTACACAAAGTAATCGCTCGATATTTTTCCAAGTAAAACCTATATCAGCATCTATAAATAAAAGATG